CCAGCTTTGAATGGCGCATCATTCCACATTGGCCCTACTAAGGAAGCCACACTAATCAGTTACCCGACTAGTCAGCCCAAACCTGTCACCAGGCGGTACACGACCGGACCGCTAACCCTCATCCGAAACACAGGATGTCTAAGTCGCTGTCAGCGACGGGGCAGCACCGTTCTATCGTCAGCAACAATCGGCTAACGTTCGCTTACCTCTTCGGGTAACACCGCAAAGGAAACTTTGCACCACTCTCACTTTCGGTCGTCTTTCGTGACTTCTACCCACCCAAAGTCACGGGTTGCCTCCTGATACGTCGGAAGGACATCTGTTTCTACCTCTACTCCATAAAATAGAGGGAAAGATTCCAGCCTAGTACGTACAGGGTCAAGAAATCGACGCAGCGTTTCGGCAACGGTCGTCGTGATCCGACATCGTTCTCCAAATCCGCTAAGATAAGGAGAAAAGTCGGGCGAATCACGCCGTATTAGGGACAGCTTAAGATAGAACTCAAGCCAACCCCTCGAAACCAGGTCACGAGAAAACTCGACCGAAAACTTCCAAGATGCCATCTCCCGAGCACTCGCAGATCGAGACTCCTTAGAAACAGTGGCAGGATCTACGAAACGGCATCTCTCCGAAGAGAGAACAACGTTGTGATCGACCACGTCCCTAGGAGGAGAGTACTCAAGAGGTGCCATCTTCAACCCCCACTTTCGCGTCAGCCGCCAAGCCAAGGACCCTCTGAAACCAAGTTCCAGAGTAGTGAGCCTTGAGAGCTTAATTTCGGACAAATGCCAGGAAAAGAAGGCCTGCCCCGCACGATAGCGGAGCGAACCTCGTAACCCGGCGACAAAATCACGAAATACGCTGCTTAACGCAAGGAAATTCTCGCAGTGTCGAAGCATTCCGAATCGCAAGGTAGGAACCACCACATACTTACCCGCCTTGCGGCGGATAAGAGTAGAGTTCAGACTACCGTACGAATGGTCGACACTAGTCTTCGTCCGCTCGACTTCCAACCCAAGGGATAATACCAAATCCATCCAATGCTGAGAGAACTCAGGATCAGACCGGAAAAGGATATCATCCCCATTGATCATTAATGGAATATCGTCAACCTCTCGCCCCATCTTGTGAGCAGCATACGCAAACGCGATATAATTCTGCAAGCACAGGAGCGGGAAGGATAGATACGAACCCATCATTTGACCAATGCTAGGTGTAAAGTCGAGGTCTTCGGACAGGGAAAACAAGTTAGGTCGAAGAGACTGGAGAGCAGCCCGCTGAATAGAAGCCGGCACAGAGCTCGACTTTGCCAGCAGGCACTCCAGAATCACCTCGGCAACCTCGATGGACAAACCATCAGTAGCCGACTTGTAATCCCCCGAGGTTAAAACCTCACCGTCAGCCCGGGAAAAACCGGCATGACACAACTTCTCTGTGGTAACGTCACCCCGACAAAGCCAACGCTGATTAGACAATGTATCGTAAATCGCCTTATGCAAAGGACGAAGATACAAAGTTCCAGCCGAAAACTTTGAAAGGGGACGGGGCTTACCTGCGCTCTGAACGACGGTCAGTTCGGACCGGAAATCAATGTCGCCCTGGAACCCGCGCAAGCAGGCATCCAGGAACGATGGTTGATCGATTCCGGAACCGAGAACACCGCCCTCAGATCGAACGCAGTCCGTCGAACCAGAGAGAGGAGGAGAAGTCGTGAGTACGTGATCTTCGTACACGCCCTGATCCCAACCAAGCCTAAAGAGCCTGGAAGTGACACGGCGTGCGAAAGCCAAGTATCCACGAGGAAGACGACGTGGGGGACGCTTGAACCCAGCCGCAACCTTCTGAATCAAAGGAGAGTTCATGCACCGACAACTGTCGGGCAAAAGCTTCTTTATACTCTGCCAAGCCATGCGCTCCTCCTCTACAGGAGAAGGGCAGGAAGCAAGTAACTCCTTCACCTCAGCAAACAGACCAGAGCATGTTTTAGAACTGAGGTTAACAGAAGGCAACGGCCTTTCGAACAGGCGCGCCCACGTGGAGACAGCCCGGGTGACGGTATTAACCGTCCGGGAGTTGTAGTCACGGCATTGCCGCGCAGCGGGCTTATCGCATCCAAAAGTCATTTGTTTAATAATTTGACCAGTGGAGTAAGCTCAAGGTCCTAATACAG